ACTTCTTTAGTTACCATGCTGTCAGCTATAGCTTTAACACTCCAGTTACGTTCCCAGTATGCTTCACTGATTACTTTGGCTTCTTTCATAGTAATACCCAACTGTTTTGCTAGCGTTTTAATTCCTGCACCATACTGAAGTGCATAGTTACCACCCTTGTAGTTGTATCGTAGCTGAGAAATCCTATCAAGTTTGTTGCCATTTTTATAATCTTGCATCTCTTGTTGAGTAATAGCTTTAGCAGATAGTGCAAGGTCAAGGTGTGGGTCAAAGTCTGGTTTACTCATCTCTTTAACGTACTCTTCATCATGCTCCCACATATAATGTTGCTTGACTCTGTCCTCTAGGCTACACATATCACTGCCACATAACTCTGTATTATCAGTTTTAGCTGTCAATAAACCTCTAATTTCTAATCCGTAAGGCTTTCTCGCAGAGGGTAGATTAACGCATACTGCATGTTTAAATCTAAGAGTGTTAGTTAATCCTTGTATACAAGCCTGTACAAAGCCATTCTGCTCATTCTTTAGTAACCCTTTGACCAACCCTATACGATGCTTAACAACTGCCATAGAATCGAGAACTAAGACCTCTGGGTGTAGGTCGGATAATTTCTTAATAGACTTACACAATTCTCCATCTTTAGTTTTTACTTGGGGTATCTCCCTGTCATCTACAAAGTTAAATGTCATTGGCTTCCAACCCAAAGTAAATAGCCAGTCTTTAATCTGCTTGCTGCTAGTAGGATTGGGTTCTTCTTGACCTACTACTTCTTCTATCTCATGGTCGTACTCAATAGTAAACCCATTGTCTTCTGCTAAAACCTTCCACCTTTCACCAGCTACAGACAGAGAACCATCTTGTTTGAAGGGTAGCTTGGGTCTTTTACGCTTTGCTATCTTAGGAACTGTAGGCATAACCTTAGATAGTTCATTTATTGCTTGCTCGTTCTTTAGCTCTAACTCATTGAGTAAAGTGTTAGCCTTATCTACATCTAGTTTCCATTTTGAAACTTCTTGCAGCATACCCATCTTCATCTTGAATGAGAGGTAACGAACCAGTGGTTGATAGTCACCATCATAAATCTTAATCAACAAAGACTTCTGTAAACCCCATAGCTTGGTGTTAATCTTCACATCTTCTTTGCAGCGATAAAGATATTCCTCACGAGATAGGTTCTTCCAATCAGTGATAGTTGGCTTCTCAATCTTTAAACGCTCACCCCACTGCTCTAAGCCATGCTTGTTAATTGTAGGGAACAAGTACCAAGATAGGGCTAGAGTATCTATAAGCTGTGCTTTAATCTTGATGTTCAGCAATTTCTCTAATACAACAGCGTCAAACCTGATTATATTATGACCCACTAATACATCATCATTGGTAAGGTTCTCAAAGAAACTCTTATCGACCTCCTTCCCATTAGCAACTATGCAGTGGATTTTATCAGGGTTAAATCCATTACACTCTATATCAAATACATACTCAGTCATTTTTTTGTAAACCTATTTAATTGAGAGATTGCTATGTTCCAGCAATCTGCGTGGAATGTAAACTGTTTGCCATTAACAAAATTACTATCTAACTCACCCTTTTTATGAAACAGGGCTTGTTGGTAAAACTTATCCTTAGAAATCCATCCAACTAAATAAACAATATTATTGTTGACTCTTGTAAATACATATCTGTCACACTTTTGTTTGGTGTTGTAGTTTGCTACGGAACAGTCATAGTTTGGTCTTGGTGGTGAGTTACAGTTTTTGCTTTTAACATCCACTGTTATTCCATCTGCAATAAGGTCATACTCATAGGTATTGGTATGGTCTACCTCAAAGCCAACAGAACACAAGTGTTTAGCTGTAGCTATTTCACCACAGAACCCCGCTAAGTTACCTCTGCCCTTTATAATACTGTTGTTTATTTTTCCTAGTTGGTTAGCAAGGGCTTTAGCACTAGACATTTCACTATCTGTTAGTGTCACTATAATCATATCACCAACTCCTTCTCATGGGTTCTAGGTAGGTCACTGTACTCTCATCAAAGTACACATCACAAGTATAAGACTGACCAAAATCCCTATCAAATAACATATAGAACTCTGACATATTCTTTCTGTCAGGTGGACACTCATCACTTCTATCTCTACTGATACCATGACCATAATGAAAGAACCTTTCCATAGACCGACTACCAAAGAACTCAGAGCTGTACACTCTAGCACCTTTCTCGTGTGGCATACTGCCTTTAGGTTTGGGGTTCACATGGGAGTAAAAGAATATAGTGATAGGGTACATAGATACTAAGTCAGCAGCAGAACTACATATCTTACCTAACTCAGTGTTAGTTTGACTAGCATCACAACCTTGTACAAGTGTGGTCATGGGGTCAATCATAAAGATATTGATACCATCAAGTAGGTGCATCTCAGTGATAGCGGTTTTTATTGCTTCCCAATCTCTTGACCCTGCCCTGTCATAGAACCTAACCTTACCATCTAATCCTTCAAGTGTTTGTCTTAGCTCACTGTCCTCGTAGATTGTATCAGGTCTAGTAAAATCTTTCTTTGCTTGCTTACTAGCTAACTTCTTAGCTGTCTTTACTGGACTGTTCTCAAGGTCAAACATACCTACCTTGACCTTCTCATTGTACACAAGGTGATGTACTAGCTGGTGCTGGTGGTCTGTCTTACCAATCTTAGGTGCTGCACTAACACAGTGGATTGTACCTTCTCTTATGCCGAAGCAAGCCTTAGTAACTGTATCCCACGGAAAACTAATACCCATCTGTGGCTTGGTCATAGCGTTCTCAATAATGTCAGACACATCTACCACTTCACCTTGTCTTACAACACTGGCATTGTATACACAAGCTGTAAAAAGTTCTCTAGCCCTATCCTGTATAACCATTTCATTTGCATCTTTTAATGGTAAGCTAGCTGACTTAAACAATGGGTATACCTTCAAGCAATCCTTCACTGCTTTCTTACCTGCTTCATCATTATCAAAAACCAGCACCACTTCTTTGTATCTGGATAATAGTTCTTTGTTATTGAGTAAATCTTTAACTGCATTGCTTACACCTCTAGTCAAACTAACAACACAAGGTTTAAAACTCTTGTACTTTTCCCCATTAAATTTTTCTATGGTTTGATGAAGTGCCATTGCATCTAATCTACCCTCAGTGATAAACAATTTTGTATCACCATTACAAGTCCAACTACCCCACAAATCAAGCTCTCCTTTCCTATCTCCAACAGAACTGAACTGCTTGCTTGCTGTTTCTTTACACTCAAAACCTTTTAACTTACCACCCAAAGTATCGCCACAATAAATATGAGTAATAGTCTTACCATCAGTTTCTGATAGACTACTTCTAACACCATACTTCTTTGCTGTTGCTTCTGAAATTCCTCTATCAGGTATAGCTAATATCGGTAGCTGTTTAATCTCCTCTATCGTTTTCATTTTACTAGCCTTATATTGTTTGTTGATTGGTACAACTTCTGCTGTACTTGATTTGTGAAATACCCCACAAGAAAAACAAGTTCCATTTATTGTGCCATCTGACTGCTCGTAGCGAGCGTGTGCATCTGACGAATTGCACACAGAACAGCTCGTGTGATACAAAAAAACTCCTTTATCATCTGACATCTTCTTCTCCATTATTATGTGGCACTAAACCAATCATAGTATGAGGTATAGTCTTATGATTATTCATGTACTCAGTAGCTTGCTCAAGATTTAAACCTTTACTCAGGTACTTAACCTTGTCCTCTAAAGAATACAATACAATATCGTATAACTCTTTACTCTTATCCATTTAGTTTTCTTTCCTCCCTTTGTACAACAATGTGAGGTATGTACTTAGCCAATAACTCTGGTCTTGAGTGTACATCAAACTTCTTAAAGATACTATGTACAATCTGTTTGATATTATTTCTTTTCATTTTGAGTTGTTCTTCTATTGCTAGATTATCCCAACCCAACAACAGTTTAATAAATATCTTACGCTCTAACTCAGTTAAATCTTTTGTCGGACTCATTTTTTTCTCCATTATTTATTGTATTATTTTTAATAATTATGCTACCCTAAAAAACATATGCTAAACAACTGACTGCTGTTGTTAGTTATTTAACTCACTTACCTCTTTAAATTAACATCAACTAACCAGATTTCTTTCAGCTTAACAGCACAAGTATAACCTTCTGCATAAGCTCTGTTACCTTCTTTAATCTCCTTTTGTTCATCAAGTTCTTTACCATTAGCACTATCAGAAAAACCTTTCATAAATTCTTCAAACTCATGCTCATAAATTTTTATAAACGCATCTAAAATACTATCTTTAGTATCTCTATCTAAAAATGGATAGTCTGTGTATTCCATTTCAACATTTCTCATTGGTTGTTGTTCTTCTGTGTATCCACAGTTCATAAAATCTCCACATTTTAAAACACAATATACATTGTCATTAAAATTA